TCATCTGAGCGTAGCTTTGAAGAAGAGACAAAGCTGTCTGGCTTTGCTGCCGCACCTGTTAAAAACGAGGGTTCTGCCATCGCTTATGACAATGCACAAGAAGCATGGACTGCACGTTACACCCACGAAACCATTGCGATGGGCTTCTCCATCACAGAGGAAGCTGTGGAAGATAACTTGTATGACAGCCTGTCTTCACGCTACACCAAGGCTTTGGCCCGTGGTATGGCTTACACCAAGCAGGTCAAAGCTGCTGCAATCTTGAACAACGGCTTTGCCGGTGGCCCCACTTATGGTGACGGTCAAGTTTTGTTCTCGACACAGCACCCATTGGTCTCTGGTGGCGTTAACAGCAATACACCATCTACCGCTGCCGACTTGAACGAAACATCGTTGGAAAACGCTGTTATTCAGATCGCTGCTTGGACAGATGAGCGTAGCTTGCTGATCGCTGCAAAGCCTAGGAAGTTGATTGTTCCTCCTTCTTTGATGTTCGTTGCTACACGTTTGCTGGAAACCGAACTCCGTGTTTCTACTGCTGACAATGACATCAACGCATTGAAGAACAACGGTTCTATCCCTGAAGGCTATACCGTTAACCACTATCTGACAGACACCAATGCTTGGTTCTTGACTACAGATGTGCCTAATGGTTTGAAGCACTTTGTACGTACCCCCATGTCTACCGGCATGGACGGTGACTTTGATACCGGCAACGTCCGTTACAAAGCCCGTGAGCGTTACAGCTTTGGCGTATCTGATCCATTGGGAATCTTCGGTTCACCCGGAGCCTAATAGGTCTAAAAAAGAAAGGGGCTTCGGCCCCTTTTTTTGTTGCATTGGTTTAAACGGCATGATATAAACATATTAATCCGGGCTTTCCGGTGCATTAGACAGTCCCGGCTGACGACATACAGACTGATGCACTTAACTTGTATGTAAGGACACATATCATGGCACGCTCTACGTTTCAAGGCCCAGTTCGTTCATTGGGCGGCATTTATCAACAAGGCCCAGCTACTGTTGTTGAAATCACAGCAAGCACCACATTAAGCCCAGAAGCTCATGGCGGTCGCATTATTTCTGTTGGCGGTTCTTTGGCAGCAGCAGTCACCTTGACATTGCCAGCTATTAACGTTTCAGCAAACTCTGTTACATCTGGCCCCGGCCAAGACCCCAGCACAGCTAACAACGAAGGCGTTGTTTACACCATCTGGGTTCCTACAACCATCTCCACCAGCTCGTTAAAGATTGGTACTAACGGTACTAACAAGTTCGTTGGTTCGGTAATTTCCGTGGACACAGATAGCTCGGACGCAGTAGTAGGTTTCACCGCTGGGGCTACCAACGACTTCATCAATTTGAACGGTACAACTACCGGCGGCGTTGCTGGCACATGGATTCAAATTGTGGCAATTGCTGCTAATAAGTACATGGTGACTGGAAATGTTCTTGGTTCCGGCACTGTTGCTACACCATTCGCAGATTCCTAATCAACCCAAGGGGCTTCGGCCCCGTTTTTAAAGGAGATTGATTATGATGCAAACTGACGTTAAATCGGGCCACCTGAACAACTCAGGTTTTGTTGTATTGGGTCGCAATCGTCTTAAAGCTGTGTCTATGGTTGGTACGGCTACGGCTGGAACACTAGACATCTTTGACACGACTACTGCGCCTGTAGCGGCAACATACGAGCGGGCAGGAACTCTTATCACTGTTACTAAAAGCGCTCACGGTCTACAGACTGGGAACGTAGTTGGCCTTACGTTTGCAACAGCAAGCGGGTCATCGGGCACAAACGGTAACTACACAATTACACGCACAGGCGCAAACACTTTCACGGTTACAGACATTAACTCTGGAACGATTGCCGCCGGAACAGTAGCAGCATACGCATCTTTGTGGCTTGCTAGTTACGATACCGGTGCGTCTGACTTGTTTGGTAATTTTGCTTTAATCCCCGGAGAGGGTATTTTGGCAAGAAATGGTATCTACTTGAGCATGAGTAATTTGCTTTCCGCAAATATTTACTATGGCTAAGAGTCCAGCATGGCAGAGGAAAGAAGGCAAGTCCGAGAAGGGCGGTTTAAACGCCAAGGGACGAGCCTCCGCGAAAGCGCAAGGCATGAACTTGAAGGCTCCCCAGCCCGAAGGCGGCTCCCGGCGCGACTCTTTCTGTGCGAGGATGGGCGGGATGAAAAAGAAGCTAACGAGTGCAAAGACGGCAAACGATCCGGATTCACGCATCAATAAAGCGTTGAGGGCTTGGAATTGTTAGATCTAAACACAGCATGGTCAGCAGTCCTATCTTTGGTGGTGGGATTGATTGGCTACATGATGAACGAGAAGTTCAGGGAGTTGAATCGCATCAGCATCCTGTTGAACAAAACACGCGAGGAGGTTGCCCGTGATAACGTTACTCAAGCAGAAGTTGAAAGAATTACAGATCACATTGATCAACGTTTTAACCGGCTGGAAGAAAAAATTGACCAGCTTATTCGCCAAAAAGGTTGATTAATTATGGCAGCGTTTATACCAGCTCTTGCCAAAGCCTATGCTGTTAGCAAGGCTAAAGATTTTGCCACATCAAAAGCTGAAGATGCATTGGGGTTGCCAAGAGATACTATTGGCGCTGTAGTTAATCCTGCCGGTTTTGCCAAAGGTATTGTTAAAGACGTAGCCAGAGATTACGTCAAAGATTCATTTCTAGGTCGGGATGAAATTCCTGAAGAAGATCGTAGTTTTCAATCTTCTGATACCAAGATGCAACAGTTAGACACTTTTGCAGATGAAGATTTAAACGCATATAAACGTGGCGGCAAGGTTAAATCTGCGGCAAAATCTAAGGCAAACACAGCCTCACGCAGAGGCGATGGTATAGCTCAACGAGGCAAAACTCGTGGAAGGTATATGTAATGCCAAGCACAAGCGCAAAACAACGGAATTTCATGGCGGCAGTAGCGCACAATCCTGCGTTTGCCAAGAAAGCAGGCGTTCCACAATCTGTGGGCAAAGATTTTAATCAGGCCGATAAAGGCCGTAAATTTTCACAAGGTGGCGATATGAAGCATGAAGATGTAAAGATGGACAAGAAGATGATGCAAAAGGCCGTGAATAAGCACGAAGGCCGCTTGCACAAAGGCGCAGCTATGACCAAGCTTGCTAAAGGCGGCATGGCCCCATCCAAGATGGGTGCTGTTAAAACTGGTAAAACGCCAGATGGTGTTGCGTCTAAGGGTAAAACCAAAGGCACAATGATTGCAATGAAAAAAGGCGGCAGAGCCTGCTAAGGAGTTAACATGAAACGCAAATATTACGATGAAGGCGGCGATGTATTAGAAGCGGCAAATGCTTCTGACGAGGCAATGGATATTGCTCAATCAGTTGGCACTGGCGCTCGGAATATGGATATTCCTAAAGATAAACCTATGCGTAAAGCTGCCCCTAAAGCTGCCCCTAAAGCCGCTCCTAAATCAGAAGCTCGTAAAGCTGCTGCTAAGACTGACGAGACCAAGATGTCTTTGGCAGAACGCGCAAAGATGAGTCGTGAACGTGCCCGTGCAGGTAGCGGCCCAACCGATACACGTTCTGTTAGTGATCGCATTCGTTCTGCTATAGGCATGAAGAGTGGTGGCTCTGTGGGTTCAGCTTCCCGTCGTGCAGATGGTTGTGCCACTAAAGGCAAGACCAAAGGCACTATGGTCAAAATGAACTACGGCGGAAAGTGCTGAAATGATGGCAAGCCGTGGAATGGGAGCTATTTCCCCTAGCAAAATGCCAAGCGGCAAGCGTAAAGCCCGACGGGATAATACTGACTTCACGCAGTACGCTGAAGGCGGCCCTGTTGGCCTTTATGCCAACATTAACGCCAAACGCAAGCGGATAGCCGCTGGCTCCAAAGAAAAGATGCGTAAGCCCGGACAGAAAGGTGCTCCTACTGCCAACGCTTTTGTTCAATCTGCAAAGACTGCTAAAACATGACCACTACCGGCTCAACTCTCTTTAATATGGACTTCACGGAAATTGCCGAGGAAGCGTGGGAGAGGGCTGGCCGGGAAATGCGTTCAGGTTATGACTTGCGTACAGCACGCAGGTCAATGAACCTTATGACTATAGAGTGGCAGAACAAAGGCATCAACATGTGGACGATGGAGCAGGGTTTTATTAACCTGACTCCGGGTCTTTCCACGTATGCCCTGCCCACAGACACCATTGATCTGCTTGAGCAGGTCATTCGCACAGGGCAGAACACCGCCTCCACTCAAGCTGATTTAACAATCACTCGCATTAGTGTTTCTACGTACGCGACCATTCCAAACAAGCTTCAACAAGCCCGACCTATTCAGGTGTGGATTCAGCGCCTTTCGGGGGAAGTTAACCCGACTGACTCTCTTGTTTCCGTGGCTGTTTCTGCCACAGCCACAACAATTACACTTGATACCGTGGTTGGGTTGGCCGGGTCAGGTTTTATCCGTTTAGACGCAGAAGACATCTACTACACCTACATCACAGGGAATGTGCTTGGTGGTGTATTCCGTGGGCAGAACAATACCACTGCGACTACGCATATTGTTAGCACTGCCGTATATGTCCCTCAACTGCCCGCAGTAACCGTATGGCCGACTCCGGACAACTCTACACCGTATCAATTTGTTTATTGGAGACTGCGCCGCGTACAGGATGCCGGAGCAGGTGCTGAGACGGCAGACATGAACTTCCGTTTCTTACCTGCTTTGACCGCAGGTTTGGCGTACCATATTGCCATTAAAGTGCCTGAGTTAATGCCTCGCATTCAGATGCTCAAGCAAATTTATGATGAAACATTTGAGATTGCAGCCGGTGAAGACCGAGAAAAGGCTGCTGTGAGATTTGTACCCCGCCAGATGTTTATTGGTGGTACGTAATGGGAAATAGGTTTGCATCCGGCAAAATAGCGATTGCCATGTGTGATCGCTGTGGGCAGCAGTTTAAACTTAAAAAGCTTAAGACAGAAATCATTAAGCAGCGTAAGTATCAACTACTAGTTTGTCCGGAGTGCTGGGATCCGGATCAGCCTCAATTGATGTTAGGAACATTCCCCGTTGATGATCCACAGGCTTTGCGTAACCCCCGTAAGGACACAACGTATGTAACTTCGGGTGTAAACGTTAATGGGTACAACTCAGGTGGTTCTCGTGATATTCAGTGGGGCTGGAATCCCGTGGGCGGGTCTCGGTTAAATGATAATTTATTAACGCCAAATTACTTGGCATTGGCCGTACAAATTGGTACAGTAACGATACAAATAGGAGCTTAAAATGGCATACACACGATCAGCAGATGGCATTGCAAAAAAAGGTAAAACTGATGTTCAAGTTTTCCCTACCAGCGGCCCTTCTCAAAAAGAAATGATGGGTGGAAAAGGTAAGGGTAAGGGTAAAACCAACTCTAACATGAAGACTATGGGTCGTAACTTGGCAAAAATTGCCGCACAGAAACGAGGCTAATCATGGCTACATACAGCAAAAAAATGATGGGCAAAGAAGTTGGCGATGCAAAGGTATATGCCAAGCCACACACCATGACTGGCAAGGAAGTTAAAGCTTCTGACAATCCCGGCTCTGGCCCCGATCACAGTGATGCTGGAACGGTCAACATGGCTGTAGGCAATGTTTATCGCCGTGCACAACCAGCAGCTAAGACAACTGGTATCAAAATGCGTGGTGCAGGTGCAGCTACCAAAGGCTTCATGTCAAGA